ACATGATCTTGCGTTCCTGATACGGGACGACACCCACACCAAAATGGATCAGGTATTCCACCTGCCTACGCCCACCTTCACCCTGAGGTCAATGGAAGTCATAAAGGGCAAAGACAAGGCGAACCCGTCAAGCTGGGTTGGCCTAAAGATGGACAGGCCGTGGCAGAAGGCGCTATCCCACCAGTTCACAGGCGGGACGAGAGCATATAAGCGCATGGAGAACGCTTTCAAAAATATAGGACTACTCGGCAGAAACGAGATTATGATACCCGCAGAAGGGTGTCCAATGGATATGTATGACAACCCTAAAAGAAGTTTCATAATACAACTATTAGCTTACTTTAATGCTTTTGGTGAACAAGGCTATAAAGCTAACATGACACCTAAAACAAAAAAAGCATTTGAAACAAGGCTAGGAAAAAAAGCAGCAGGTGCAGGGGTAGAGTTTTTTGTGTCCAAAGGTACAAAACAGTACATGGGCAAAGGTGAAGCCAAAGACGCAAAGAGACAGCATCTACCGGCGGGGATCTGGCAAAGATTTAGATTTGCACAAGGCATTGCCGTAAAACCCATATTTATATTTGTTAAAAACGGAACATATAAACAAGCAATAGATTTACCGGCTATAGCTACTGAAGTTGTTAATAACGAAGGACAATACATATTCAACAAACAACTAGATAAAGCTATGGCTAACGATAGAATCTTTAAAGACCTAATACGAAAATCCTATGGCTGATGCAATAGACGATCTTGAAAAGCGCATTGAAAAAGCTATGTGTTGCTTGGATGGCGACGATTTGATAGTGCGTATCCACAAGACTATAGATATCTGGCGGTATGACTGGGGCGGCAACAAAATATATGTTGCAAAACAGTCTAGGATTCGGCGCGATGAGGCCATTGCCAAAATGTCGGCAGAAGGCGCAAGGCCGAGCGACATAGCGCAGGAGGTAGGAATATCAGATAGACAGGTCAGAAGATTGTTTTCAAAAAAATCTACCTATTTATGACACAATGGGCCTTAACTTGTCCGAATAAGCGAGGCAGAATTACGATATGGCATTTACAACCACACAATTAGCGGCAGTTGAAACGGCGATAGCCACTGGCGCATTGCGAGTAGAGTTCGATGGTCGAGTCATTATCTATCAGAAAATGGCTGATCTTCTGAGCCTACGCGACCAAATGAAAGCCGAGTTAGGGGTGGAAGTACCACCACAAGCGCGGGGCCGAGCATGGAATCCTGTAACGGGGTCAGGGCTATGAGCAACATACGAAAATACGATGCTGGCTCCAAAGCAACAAGATTATCATCTTGGTTTGCACCGTCCTCTGATGCAACCACAGCGATTCAACAGCCCGGTACAATCCGCAACAGAGCGCGGGATCTTGTCAGAAATAACCCTTGGGCTAATAAAGGTCTAGCGACTATTGTTAACAACACGGTCGGCTATGGTATCAGAGCAAAGATAAACGCTAAATCGAAACTAAAGGCAAAACAAACACAGTTGAAATGGACTGAATGGGCCGAGACTACAGCCTGTGATGCCGACGGATTGAATAATTTTTATGGCTTGCAGCAGTTAGCATTTAGATCATTGGTTGAGTCTGGCGAGTGTCTTATTCGATTAAGACCGCGTAGGCCAGAAGATAACCTACCTTTGCCTTTTCAGATTCAGGTTTTGGAACCTGATTTTATTGCAGACGGCTCTATCATAAACCTTGCTGTCGGTACGCAAAACCAGATAGTACGCGGGATTGAGTACGATGCGTTAGGCAGACGAGTAGCGTATTACCTGTATAAAGTGCATCCGGGTTCAGAAATTATAAATCTGTCCCCAGAGCAGTTCACCAGAGTCGATGCCAGAGAAATTATCCACCTGTACCGCAAAGACAGGCCGGGGCAAGAGCGCGGGGTATCATGGTTCGCGCCGGTAGTCGTTGCGCTGCGAGAACTTGGTATCTATGAGGACGCCTACCTAAAAAGACAGCAGTTGGCTAACCTGTTTGCTGGCTTCATCACTACTGATGATCCTGCCGCGATGGATGAAGAACTGACTGACGAATTGCCAGACCTGCAACCGGGTACGATGTATATGCTGAAGCCCGGTAGAAGTATCGAATTTTCAGCACCACCCCCAACGGGTGAAGATCCAGCTTACCGGGATAGTTGCTTGCGGCGAGTAGCGGCTGGCCTTGGGATCTCATACGAATCCCTAACGGGTAATCTGTCCGAAGTCAACTTTTCATCGGCTAGAATGGGCGCTCACGAAATGGGCAGGAACATTGACGCTTGGCAGTGGAATCTGTTTATTCCGCGATTCTGCGATGGCGTATTCCAATGGTTCAAAGACGCTTTGGCTATGCAGGGTATGGCTACGGATGGTATAACCGCAGAATGGACACCGCCTATTAGGACTGTAGTAGATCCTAGCAAGGAGAATAAGGCCATTCTGACAGCCGTCAGAGCGGGCTTTATGTCTTTGCCAGAAGCTATTCGCCAAATGGGTTATGACCCTGATACTGTGCTAGAAGAACAGCAAGAGTATTTTGCTAAACTAGATGCAGCCGGGGTATTAGTGGACAGTGATGTTAGAAATGATATAAGCAATACCGGAGTTAGCAATGGATAAGAAAGTGCAAATTCCGATTATGTCTGTTAGGGCCGCAATGCAGCCGTCCAGTTTCAACGAGGCTGACAGTTCCGTTGAAATTGTATGGTCTACCGGATCACAAGTGCGACGGTATGACTGGATGGAAGGGCCGTATATCGAAGAACTTTCGATGAACCCCTCAGACGTAAATCTGGAACGCTTGAATCTTGGCGCACCATTACTTGCAAACCATCACGCAAGGATCGACTCCGTTGTTGGGGTGGTCGAGCGGGCATGGATTGAAAATGGCAAAGGCCATGCAAAAGTACGCTTTTCAGATAGGGAAGATGTTAAGCCTATTATTGGCGACGTGAAAAGTGGTATTCTTCGCAATATCTCAGTGGGCTATGAAGTTCATGAGTACGAAGTAACTAAACCGACTGACGGAACGCTGCCCACTTACCGGGCGGTTTCTTGGTCGCCGCTTGAAGTATCTCTGGTAGCAGTACCGGCAGATGCCCAAGCACAAGTTCGTAGTTCGGAAGAACTGCATCCTGTTTTAATAACATATAGGAATGAAGCTATGGCTGATCCAGAAAACCAAGTACCGGAAGAAGTTGAAGTTATTCCGGCTACTGAAACTGTTGTAGAAACGCCCAATGTCGAAGAAATTCGCAATGCGGTTGTTAAGGCTGAACGCGCACGAATTGCGGGTATCCGTGAAACTGTTCGTATGGCTAAATTGGAAGATTCTGTAGCCGATAAGCTAATTGAGTCCGGTAAATCACTGGATGAAGCTAAGGCTGACGTATTAAGAGCATGGAGTACAAAAGTGGACGCTAGTGCAACTACTTCGCATATCTCAATGGGCGAAACTGGCTCTGAAAAGGCGCTTCGCGGTGCTGAAGAAGCCCTTCTCGCTCGTGCTGGCCTTATCAAACACGCCGACATCGCTGGAAACGAGTTCCGTGGGATGCGTTTGAGCGATATGGCTCGGATGTCCCTTGAACGGGCCGGTGAGAACACCCGTGGGATGAGTTACGACGGTATGGCTACTGTCGCACTGCGTCAAGGCCAAACCACCTCTGATTTCCCGGTGTTGCTCGAAAACACCATGCACAAAATCATCCTGAACGCTTATGGTACTGCGCCCGACACTTGGCGTCAGATCTGTAGGGTTGGTTCAGTGAGTGATTTCCGCGCTTGGAAGCGTCTACGCACCGGCACTCTGGCTAACCTCTCGGCAGTCAGTGAGGCTGGCGAATTGACCAACCTGCCGATCAGCGATGCGACGGCAGAAAGCGTACAGGCCAGCCGTTACGGAAACATTATTTCGATCACGCCCGAAGTGATTGTGAACGATGATTTCGATTGGATTGCATCTCAGAGTGCGGCTCTGGGACGTGCAGCGGCTCGCACCGTTGAGGCCGCCGTGTACACCAAGCTGCTTGCGAATCCGACTATGAGCGACGGTAACGCACTGCTTTCGGCTGCTCACGGCAACATCCAGACCTCCGGCGCTGCAATCAGCGTAGCCACCGTAGACGCTGGTCGGGTTGCAATGGCCCAGCAAATGGACATTAGCAGCAATGACTATCTGAATATCAGACCGTCTATCCTGCTCTGCCCTGTCTCTATGGGTGGCCTTGCCCGCGTGACCGCTGGCGCACAGTACGACCCGGATGCAGCCGCCCGTTTGCTGGTTCCCAACAAAGTCGCGGGTCTTATCAGCACTGTTGTTGACACCCCGCGTCTCACCACCGGCTGGTACTTGCTTGCAAGTCCGACCGATGCGCCTGTTCTGGAAGTTGTATTCCTTGACGGCAATGAGTCTCCGCGCATCATGCAGGAAGAATCTTTCCGCACGAAGGGTATCAACTGGTCTGTCGAACTGCCGTTCGGTGTTGGCGTAATCGACTACAAGGGTATCTACTGGAACGATGGAGCCTGATAGGTAGCCATCTTACGGGGCGTTAAGCATTAGCGCCCCAAACCCTAATCTAATTTGAGGATTGAAAAATGGCTAATAATTTTGTTGCAGAAGGTGATGTAATTACTTGGACTAACAGCACTGGCAGTGCTGTAGTGTCAGGTCAAGTAGTTAAAGTCGGTCAGACTCTCGGTATCGCCGCCGTCGCTATTGCTAACGGCGCTTCAGGTTCCGTGTATTTGGAAGGTGTTTTTACCGTACCCAAAGTAACTGCCGCTGTAATCGCGCAAGGCGACCCCGTAATCTGGGACGTATCGGTTGGCAAGTTCGACGTTAAGACTGCCACCCCAGCGACCGGCGACGTTTCCAACGCTGCTATCGCTTTCGAGGCTGCTGGTAGTTCGGCTACTACTATCAAGGTTCATTTGGATCACCGTATCGGTACGGTAGCGTAATAACATGAGCGTCTTTGATTCTGCCGTTATTGTAGCAACTGAAGTAGAGTTTTCGGTGTTTGCCGATGCTATAACAGTAAATGGGGTATCAGGCAGGGGAATAATAACGCCGAACACCGATTTGTCGTTGGGCGGCGGGGTTAATCTTTACAATGGCGCTCGGTTATGCGTTCTGAATGTTGAATTTCCGACAATAGCGGTTAATGCTAACGTCATTCATGGAAGTAATAGCTACATTATTGCTGAACTGGATGACGTTGACCCCTTCGGCTGGCGTCGGGCATTGATAGTCAGGAGTTGAGGATGCCAGACAAAGACCCGTTGGCGTATGACATTTTGACATGGGGCTGGGTTGTCTTTCTGGCTGTATGGGGTGGGATTGTTAACTTCTTGCGTAAAGTAAGGAACGGAGAAAGCAGAAAATTTAATTTTACCGAGTTGATCGGTGAAATATGCACTTCTGGTTTTGTCGGTGTAATGACATTCCTACTTTGTGAAGCGGCTGCAACCGATCAGCTATTAACGGCAGTTTTAGTTGGTATCAGTGGACACATGGGCGCAAAAGCCATTAGGTTTTTAGAAATGGTTTTTGAAAAAAGGATTGGGCAATGATAATCCATGAAGTTATAGCTAAATTGGAAACTATTCCGGCGCTAGTTGGAAAAGTCTATTTAGGTGTTCCCGCACAGATGGAGTCTTTGAGCCAAGCGCCCTATGTCTGGATCACTTCCATTGCCGAGGCTGGTGGTGGAAGCCCCATTGCAGGGCCGGTACGTCAAAGAATCGAATATCGGTTTGAACTGACTACTGGTGCAAGAAACGCCGATGACATGGAAACGATACGCTATGCCGTCATGGGAGCCATGCTGAATTTCCAGCCCAATGCAGGATGCGACCCTATCATTTTTAGGGCAGGAAGAATGGAATTTGGAGATCCGGGCTGGTTTTTGTGGCGCGATGAGTTCCGCACATCCTATTATGAAGATACACGTTGAGGTGAAAAATGGCTGATTTATTTGAAGGCATGGGCGGGAGTTACGCCCTAGACAAAGACGGGAACCGAGTCAGAGTTGAATATACTATCGACAAATTAGATGCGCCTGTTGCATCTGAAGAAGTAGTACCACCTCTGGTAGAAGTAGTAGCGCCTAAAATCGTTAATTCTAAAGAGGTATAACAAATGGCAACTAGACTTTATACCCGCAATGCCGTATTGCTGGCTAAAATTGAAACAACTGAAGGTACTGATCCTTCCCCTACTGGCGCAGCTAACGCTATTCTTTGTAGTGAACTTTCAGTATCCCCGCTGGAAGGCTCTACCGTTGATTTAGCATACATCCGACCCTACTTTGGCAAGTCACCTTCCCTACGGGTAGAGGACTTTGTAACCATTTCGCTGACTTGCGATCTGGCTGGTACTGCATCTGCTGGTACTGCTGCTCCTTGGGGGCCGCTGATTCGCGCTTGCGGTATGGCTGAAACACTGCTTGCTTCCGGCAACACTGGTACAGCCACAGCGTCAACCACTACGTCAATAACTTTGGCCGCTGGCGCGTCTGCCACCGATGGTGTCTATGTCGGTGCGTCAATTACGATGGCTGGGCAGACCCGTACCATCAGCGCGTACAACGGTACTACCAAAATAGCTACTGTCAGTAAGGCTTATGTTTCAGCACCGACGGCTGGCGCATATACTATCTCACTCAATGCGACGTACTCCCCAGTATCCACTGCGTTTGAGTCGATTACCCTGTACTTTAACCAGAATGGTGTAAGACACAAAGCGACTGGTTGCCGGGGCAATGTCTCTTTCGACCTTACCTCAAACCAGAGGCCCACCCTGAAGTTTACCTTTACTGGTAACTACAGCGCAGTGGCAGATGCGTCTGAAACTGGCGTCGTATTCTCAAACTGGCAAGTTCCGGTAGCCGTCAACTCCATCAATTCGTCTGCTCTGATTCAGGGCAAACAAGCCGATGGCAGCGCGACTGGTGTACAGCTTATGTCCTTCACTATGGACATGGGCAATGCAGTAACCCACCGGATGCTGGTTGGCAGTGAAAACGTCGTTCTGACTGACCGTCAGGCACAGGGCAGCGTGTCTATCGAAGCCACTACGGTCGCTTTCAATGACTGGTGGTCGCAGGTAAGGGCTTCTACCAAGTCGCCTTTCCTGATCGAGAATGGCACTGCGGCTGGCAACACCTGTGCAATTTTCTTGCCGAACGCACAGTTGACCGACCCGAAGTACAGCGATTCCGATGGTATCGTCATGCTGGATCAATCCATCTTGGCATTGCCGGTACTCGGAAACGACGAACTAAGGCTTGTGGTGAAATAAAATGGGCGGCTTTGTCCTCGGACAAAAAAGCCTTGAACGGCTCAATGGCGTGGATCAAGACTTAGCAAAAGTCGTAAAACGCGCCATAGAGTTGTCTGAGGTGGACTTTCGAGTTATCGAAGGTTTGCGAACCCGCGAAAGACAGCAATATCTGGTGTCGAAAGGCGCTAGTAAGACCATGAACAGTAAGCACCTTACAGGTCATGCCGTAGATTTAGCGGCAGTGGTTAAAGGTGAGGTCACTTGGGATTGGGCGCATTACCATAGGATTGCGGCTGCAATGAAAAAAGCAGCCGAGGAATTGGGTATTGAAATTGTCTGGGGTGGGGCATGGACGAAACTATCAGGTATGTCTATGACAAACGGACGATTCAAGTTATCATCGACGTTTCCTGACGGGCCTCATTTTGAAATAGCGCGTTAGGCCAGACAGCCACCATCTAATCGCGACCCGATTTGCTCCGGGCTGTCTACCACTCCCCTGCCAGTGGGCGATGAAGGCAGGGACTTATTTTCAACAACAGACAGATAGGTGTATCAAATGGCATTTATTCTAAAGCCCAAAGCTGAAAGTTTCTTCTACAGCATTTCACTTCCGATTGTAACTGAGAGCGGCACTAGCCAAATTCAGAAGTTTGAATTTAGGTTCAAGCGCATTTCCAGATCTAAAATTAACGAATTGCAAAAGGAACAAGACAATGCAGCCAATAGCGATTTTGAAGTCGATAGCCTTGAGCGTGATGTTGATTACGTTATGGAAATTGCAGATGGATGGCGCTATGTTCAGGATGAGACTGGAAAAGATCTACCGTTTACCCGTGAAAACGTCCATGCTTTGCTAGACGCATACCCCAATGCCGCCGGTGAGATCGTTAAGACGTTCTTCGAGTGTACGCTGGGCGGCGGTGCTAAGAGAAAAAACTAGCAGACGCGGCAGAGCATTGGTGCGGTTCTGGATCAACCGACACCAAGGCTCTAGCCGATGATCTCGCGGCCTTTGGCCTACCTGAAGATGCTTTTGGCCCTGTAGAGGAACTGGACACCAATTTTGAAGTATTCGAGGAAAACTGGGACACAGTTCAGGTGTTTATCGCCTGCCACACCCAATGGCGTAGAGAAGTACCGGGTATGGGCAGCGATTGGGTATGGTACGGATTGCGGTATCCAGACTGCGAATGTGTAATTCGTAATTACGGACACAAAGGCGCAAAGGCCAAAGAGATATTCTTGGGATTGCAGGTAATGGAAAGGGCTGCATTGCCCATTCTCAACAAACCTAAAAAATGAGGCGACCAAAATGCAAGCTGGTGTATACGACATTCATATAGATCAAGGCGCGAACTGGTCGCTGAGTTTGACTTGGAAGGACGACACGGGAACCCCAGTCAATCTGACTGGGTATACCGCAAGGATGCAGATCAGGAAGGCTTACAACGATTCGACTGTCAAATTGAGCCTCACATCTTCCAGCGGGATTGTCTTGGGTGGGGCTGCTGGGACAGTGGTTATTTCTGCCACCAAAACACAGACTGCTGGCATATCCGTCGATTATCTTTCACTGTTCTACCACGATAACAAACCCTCACAGAAGATGGTTTATGATCTCGAACTCGAAACGTCTGGCGGTGTCGTGACTAGACTTTTACAAGGTGTAGCGTTCATTTATCCAGAGGTTACGCAATGACCAGTTATGTCGAAGTCATTGAAGGCTCGACAGCCTCAGTAACCATCGTAGAAGCCCCCACACCCACCGTAATAGTCACAGCCGCAGCAGAGGCTAATGTCGTAGAACTTCCCGGCTCTACTGGCCCAATAGGGCCACAAGGCCCACAAGGGCCGCAAGGTATTCAGGGCATTGCAGGATCTCCCGGTTACTACGGCGCATTTCAGGACGTAACGACACAGACCGTAACCGATCCGACAATAGCATATGCTATGCAGATAGGCATAACGGACGAAAACAATGGTGTTAGCATCATTGATGGCAGCAAAATAAAGTTTAACTACGCAGGTGTTTATAACATTCAATTTAGCGCACAGATAGTAAATCCAGAGACAGCTATTCATAATATATTTATCTGGTTTAGAAAAAACGGCATAGATATAGTGGATAGTTGTAGTGATCTGTCAGTTACCGCAAAACATGGCGGTAAAAATGGTGCGTTGGTTGCTGCATGGAATTATGTAACCTCAGTAAATGCAAACGACTATGTGCAAATAATGTGGGGCGCAGATCATGAGAATCTTGCGCTTGCCGCTATTCCAGCAGGAACCTCCCCTGTTCGGCCTAAATGCCCTTCCATAATTGTCACCGCCACCCAAGTTGCTCCCGGCTGACTTTTTACCCTTGACCACCTGCCATTTTTGGTATACTGCGGTGAACACCAAACACCGTAGGCCCAAAAATGTCAGATATGATCCAAACTGGTATTCGTGTATCCGTTGACCTCGGTACTTCGATAGGCAATGCCCAGAATTTTGCCAAGGTAGTATCACAGGTAGGCAATAGTGCTACCAAAGCCAGCGCAGAATTTAAGAAATCTGCACAGGAAATATCTGCCAATGCCAGAAGCATTGGTGCAGCAATGGGCATGACAAAGGCTTCTGATTTAGCCAAAAGCGCACTGGAAGCCACCAAGTCGCTAGGTATGCTCGGCGCAAGCGCCAGAAATACCAAAGTCCAGATTCAAGAACTGACCTACGCCACTGAAAAGTATGTGTCTGTATCATCCAAATTGGGGATGCAGACAAAGACTGTCATCGACCATGTAGAAGCATGGAATAAACTATCAGAAGTCGGCATGAAACGCTTTGCCGGATCTGAATGGGCTGCAAAGTTATCTACCGCCGTTCCCAGCGCCAGCACAGCCGCTACGGTTCCGGTGATCTCCAAAGCCGAAGGCGAGAATCAAATCTCAGTCCTGAACAGACTCAAATCTGGGTGGATGGGCCTCACTGCGGCTTTTCTATCTGCAAAGGCAGCCGTTACCGCGGTAGGGGAGTTCACCAAATTAGCAGATGAGTATTCCGGTTTGTTGGCTCGAACCAAATTAGTCTCGGGTACGCAAGCTGAATTAGCTACTGCTATGAAGGCAACTTATGACATTGCATTAAATACCAGAGCGCCGTTAAAAGAAGTAACGCAGCTTTACTATAGAATGTCTGTAGCTATGGCAGGAGTTGGTAAGAGTCAACAAGATGCCTTAGCCCTTACTGATCTAGTAACAAAATCGTTAAAAATATCAGGATCTTCTTCTACCGAGACAGCAGCAGCATTGCAACAGTTCAGCCAAGCAATGCAAGCTGGGGTATTGAATGGTGATGAATTTAGATCAGTCATGGAAAATATGCCTAGACTGGTTACTGCTCTAACAACATCGCTAGGCGTTAACGTTGCTACGCTTAGAGAATGGTCGTCGCAAGGTAAATTAACTTTCAAAGTTATAACGGACGCCCTTGCTACGCAGAGCGCAGCTATAGATGCAGATTTCAAGAAAATCCCTATAACAGTAGGAGGGGCGCTAACCAACCTTCAAACAGCGGTTACGAGATGGCTAGGCAATGCCGATCAATCCGAACAAGGTACTAGACGATTGGCTGAAGCGATAGATTATTTTGCTAAAAATCTTGATAATGTTGCAAATTCTATTTCAAATGTTGTTGTACCTGCCGTAACGCATGTAGTAGGGTTTTTTAAGTTTTACTCTGATGCAGTAGCCGACTTAAACAAAAACCTTCGTGAAATGGTCGGCCTGCAAAGCGCAGGATCACAGATAGATCCAGAGATCCAAAAGCTAATGGCAATGGGCCGGGGAGAATGGCGTCCACCCGAACCTACGGCGCAAACTCCGTACTTCACCGGGCAAACAAAAGCAGCGCCTAACGCCCCAGATCCTAAGGAGATTATCAAGGCCCAAGAGCAAGCCCAGAAGGTCTTGGAAGCCACGATCAAGCAGAGGATAGAGACAGAGCGCCAAGCGGCTGAACTATTCAAGGCTCAGGCCGAGACGCGCTTGAAGGCGCTGGAAGCCGAACGTAATCAGATGGAGTTCAATTTCAAACTGCAATTAGATGGGGCCACTTCAGTACAGCAGAAAGAAAGCGTAAACACTAATCTGATAAAGGCGCGACAAGATAGCCTACGCAAAGAATTTGGAATCCAACAAGACATACTTGCTGTGCAAGGCGATGTGTTAAAAACAACCTACGACGGGTATACAGAAGAATTAAACAGGGCTTCTGAGTTAGGATTAAAAGAAGAAGAAATAATCTCACTCAAGACTGCTAGGCTAGGTGTAGAAAATGAAGTAAAGATTCTCAATGAGCAATCTGCACAACAACAAATAGATCTGAACGCACAGATATTAAATGCTTCAAAAGAAGCAATAAAAAATAAAGAATCTGAAAAGAAAGCAATGGCAGACCTTACAAATGAATTTGTAAAGCAGTCTGCTATCCTTGACAAACTGCAAAAAGCCAAGGCAGCAGGAGCAACACCTGAACAATTAAAAAGCCTTAACGAAACACTTCAGTCAATGCCGACTGTTGAGATTTTTTCGGACGATCAAATCTCAAAAGCTATAGAACTACACGATCAAACGGCTAGGGTAAAAGAAGGAATTGATAAGCTAACTGATTCCGAAAAAGCAGTTCGTGAGGAAGCACTCCGCACGATGGCAGTAGTCAATTCAAACCTTGAATACACGAAAGAGTTAGCAAAAGGACTCACAGAGGCTTTCGATTCCGTAGGCGCAGCGGTTGGTGGAATGGCTGTAGCAATGGCTGAATACAGCAAGCAACAAGCTACTATTGCTATCCAGAAGCAAGAAGAAATAGCCAAGGCAGCAGGAAACCCAGAAAAGATAGCCAAGGCCGAAACGGATGCTTCTGAAAAATCAGCTAAAGCACAAGTAAAGAATTACGGCGATATAACTAAAGCTGCACAGGGGTTCTTTAAGAAAGGAACTACTGGCTATCAGGCGATGGGTACGGCTGTCAAAGTCTTTAGGGCTTTTGAAATGGCGCAGTCCGTCATGTCTGCCGTTAAGCAGATTGAACAGATGGGTGGGTTGCTCACGGCTTTCACCGAATCGCTCACCACTATGGGCATTTTGTCGGATGCCAACACAGCCAAGGAACTCGTTAATGCTCAAAAAGGAGCGGTAGCAAAAGGTACAGAAGGCGCAGCCAATCAGGGATCGTCTGGTGATCCATATTCAGCTTTCGCTCGTGTAGCGGCTTGGGTGGCTTTGATGGCTGGACTTGGTATTGTTATTGGTGGTGGGGCCAGTGCAGCGCCTACAATGACAGGCAAGGACTATGCAAAGCAACAGCAAGAGGCTTTCTCTGCCACCCTCGGATCGACAGTGCTGGGAGGCGCAGAGGCTTCTAACTCTATCCAAAACTCTCTCGACATAATCGCAGAGAACAGCACTGCCGACCTCGACTATAGTCAGGGTTTGCTAAAGGCTTTTGAAGAACTATCGGCGGCAATGACTGGCCTCGCGGCAGCGGTAGCAGTGTCGTTCAAGGTCGATACTAGCGGGCTAAATCTTGGCAAGACAGGATCTAGCATCCTTGCTTTTGGTGCTGGTAACACAAAAAGAGAATTGGCAGGGCAAGGACTTACGTTCACACCTACCAGACTCGGCAAACTGCTCGATTCTGAAAGCATACAAGGTCAACAATATGTAGATGTGTTGGTGACAAAGACCAAAGGCTACTTCTTTGGACTTATATCAAAAACTAAACAATCAATAGAGACAACTTTTAGCAATCTTCCGAAGCCAATCAGCGATCAGGTAGTAAACGTATTTGATAAGTTAAGGACAACTTTCATAAAGTCAGCCGACTTAGTTGGTATGGGCGGCGCAGAGTTTATGAGCAAACTCGATAAACTCAAGATAAACTTGGGCAAGATTCCATTCACCGATGATGCAAAGAAGAATGGCGAATTGTTAAACGCGGCTATAAACAAACAAGCTGATCTTTTGGCTAAAAAGCTACTCCCAGCCTATAGAGATTCTCAAATTGTAGGGGAAGGGTATTTCCAAACATTTAACCGTGTTGCTAACGCACTAACCAACGGCAAAGCAAAACTTGCACAATTCAACATCGAAGCTATTTCTTACGCTCAGATAATGAATAAGAAAGGCGATATTGAAAAGCAAGTGGTCGTACAATCCATATTAGCTTCCAATGCCACCTCAGATCTTAAAGATGTGATGGCAGGGCTTCCGGGGACGGCTGACGATGCTATCGAAGCGTTCAGCAATCTGGTACAGATCAAGTCGCTATTTGCTTCTGTGGGTCAGGCAAGCGTCAACTTGTCAACTGTATTGATTACAGCGTCAGGCGGCATAGATAAACTCAAAACAAATCTTCAGACCTATTTCGATAGGTATTTTACTGATACTCAGAAGCTAGGTGCAAATACACAGACGCTCTCAAACAAGTTCAGCGCCCTTGGGCTAACCATGCCTAGCCTCAGTGCTACGGTAGATAAAACCACTGGGGTAGTGACTGATGCCAAGGGAAGCTATGTAAAATTCCTTGATGCTTTGAGCAAGGACACTTCTGCCGCTGGTCAGGCCACCTACGCCAAGGCTCTTGCATTGGCAGGTGAATTTGCAGACGCAGCGGAATTGAGCGCCAGTATCACAGAACAGGCTAACCAAACCATACGAGACTCATATACTAAAACAGTAAACCAACAAATAGCAGTCTACAAACTGTTAGCCAAACAAGATCCAGCCGCAGCGGAGAAAGCACTCAGGTTAGAAAGAGATCTGGCTATGGTGGGCATGGATGCCTTGACCAAACAATATACAGAAAATGTGAACGCTCTTACCGATGCGTCAGAAGCACTAACGACTTCGCAAGGATCATTGAAAACGGCATACGATAATTTGCTGAAGTTGCGAGACAACTTTGTGGGTCTGGTGAAAGGTATCCAGACGTACTACAACGAACTGACAGGCCCGAAGTCGCCTAACATATCGCCCCAAGATGCTTACAAGCTGGCTAAAGACCTCTTTACGTCTACAGCGGCGGGTGCTGCACAGGGCAATGCCCAAGCGTTAGCAGACCTACCAGACGTTTCAAAGCAGTTCTTGGAAGCATCCCAAAAGATGTTTGCATCTGGCCCCGGATACCAAACAGATTTTCAAGCCGTCTTGGATGGACTAGAAGCTGGTATGGAGGGTGGAAACAAACAGATAGATCTGATGACCGCGCAATTATTAGTGGCTGAAGAAGCTAATAAAAATCTTATTACGCTTGATACCACAATGGGTACTGTAAAAGGTGCAGTAGTTGCTTTGAATACATCGTTAGCTGACTATAACACTAAGTTAGCTACATATCTTGAAGCCGTAGCTAAAGCAAAACCGGGTGAAGCACCGACTCCGCCCACGTTTGTAGCACCTACTGTTACGACTCCTGCTACGCCCACTACACCGACCACACCGACCACACCAATAGAAGATCCTAAGATCCAAGCAGCTAAAGATTATAGTTTAGCTATTGCTACCTACATTAGAACTAGGAATTATACAAGTGCAGATACAATAATAAAGAGAGCAACGGACAATGGACATACTGTTGTTCAAACAGCCGGTACTAAAACCCCAGTAAAAAGGAATGATGATACATATACTGTAGACGGTTACGCCAAAGGCGGCTATGCCACCCCCGGCATGGCTTTGGTGGGTGAGCAAGGGCCAGAACTGATTAACTTTGCACAGCCGGGACAGGTCTACACGGCAGGGCAGACGCAAAGCATTTTGGCTTCTAACGGTGAAAACCAGAAGGAGCAAACCGAGGTTATGAAGGCTCAAGTGATGGAATTGAAAGCATTGGTAAAAGTCCAGCAAACTGCTAATATCGAATTGATAAAAGAACTTAAAGGTTTGAAAGCAGAGATGGCGGTACTTGCCAAGAAAGCTAAATTGGAGGCTTCAGCGTGAGAAATTATGGTATCCAGTTTGACGGAACTACACTAGACGGCATAACAACTACATCGTTCTATTTTTCGATATATGGTTTTAGCCTATATGATAATTTTTATGAACCAAGGATAACTACACCTACTACGGTTACATCTTCGATGTTTTCAGACAGAACAACATCGGGAGCCAATGCCAAAACTTACGGTTATCTGGAACTTGAAAACTCCGATGGCGCTCTCGATTACATGGCTGATTACGCATTTGAGGGTAAACAAGCTATTGTTTCTTTTTACCTAGACGACGGGACTGGCGTAGGTTACATAACCACTGTTATAGATTCCATTGAGTTATCTATAACTAAAGTCGTAATAAATTTAAGAGACATAATTGCAGATTTAGATAAACCTTTGCTGACTTCGGTTTACGGCGGCACTAACATCTTACCAAATGGAATAGATGGAACTGATGACATAAAAGGACAAACGATACCGAGGCTTTTGGGTTTTGTTAAGAGCATAGAACCTGTTCAAGTCAACACGGCTGTATGGATATACCAAATATCCGATAGCACAGGGACGATACAGAACGTGTATGACAAGGGCGTAGTGCTTCCACCTCAGTCTCCCCCGTTTTCATCGGTAGCGGCTATGGTGGCTGGCTCTGTTACGCCCGGCTCTTACCGCGTTTACCGTGGCCCCGAAGGGTTGTTTTTCAAACTTGGTGTTGCACCCAACGGCATCGTTACTTGTGATGTTACTGGATACGTTTATGTAGATCCAGTTTTAATAAACGTGGTTTTGTTTACATATCAGATATATACATACAATGGGACTGTAAAAAATGTTTATGACAACGGGGTAGAATTAACTTTACAAACACCGGCTTTTTCATCAGTAACAGATCTGAATACCGGATCGGTTACGGCTGGAAATTATCGAGTGTATGACGGCCCTGAAGGACTTTATTTTAGGTTAGGTAGCGCACCTACTGGCAGTGTGATATGTAACGTAGGTGGCTCTGGTACGGTCGGTGAGGCCATAAACAACATTTTAACCTACGGGTCTTTTACTGAAACTTTTACGGGAACTTTGCCAGCCTATGAAGCTGGGGTGTACATAAAAGATTCTTCAAGCTATATGTCTTTGGTAACCGATTTAGCTGGATCAGTCGGATCTTGGTTCGGGAGTAGTGATTGGTCAGCAACGAGCATAGATGGTGGTGTGTTTAACGGAACCACAGGGGTGCTTGTCGGTATTCTTGATTCAAACAACATAATTGATATTGAAAGGGTTAGGACAAGAGATACAGGTAATGGAGTTCCTATATGGAAGATAAATCTTAATTATCAAAAAATAGATAGAGTTTTAACTGCTACCGACTTAGCTTCTGCTGTATCAAGTGCAGATAAAAATTATTTATCTAAAGAATATAGGACTACGTTCTCCGAAGATCCTTCTATAAAAACCATATACCCAAATTCAGAAGAATTAACTATAAACACTTTGTTGAATGATTCTGCTGACGCTGCTTTAGAAACAGCTAGACTGTTAACGCTCTATGGTCAGAAAAGAGTAGTTTATGTCGTGACTGTTCGTGAAATATCTAACAGCGAAATTCTTCTTTATTATAGGATAGGCAATGTCGTCACGCTACAACTAGATAGATTTGGTCTAAATGCTGGCAAGGATTTTAGCATAATTGGTGTAGAGACAGACTACTATTCTAGAGTAGCTAAATTAACTTTATGGGGTTGATAAATGTCAAACTGTATTATCGGTTTTAAGAACAGGATAGATGAAAGTTCAATAGACGACCTCTATGGTAATTGGAATAGTAGCTATCCTATATCAAACATTAAAAATGGCATTATTTCAATACAAGCAAGATCTGTAGATACATATAACACAAGCACAAGATTCAGGTTCGCTACTGCTCAAGCCCGTTTGACTGGTGCTATTGCAATCGTCAATCATAATCTAACCGCAACGGCTACATGGCGCTATAACATCTTTTCAGATGCAGCATACAGCACACTCGTATACGATTCTGGGACTATAAACGTATGGCCTGATATGCCATACGGCTATTATGAATGGGAAGATGACGATTTTTGGGATCTCACAATGTCACCCGACCAGATCACTGCTGACAGGCACACCCTGATCCACGCACAAACAGACTTGGTGAACGCGCAGTATTATCAGGTCGAGTTTTTCGATGCAGATAACCCGGCGGGCTATGTGTCGCTTGGCAGAGTCTTTCTGGGCCAGACCTATCAACCTGAGAATAACATGAGTCTGGGCGCTGCAATTAGCATAGAGTCCGATACGACCGTTGATAAGACCATTGGTGGGGTGGAATACTTCCAGAACAAGTTGAAGTACAGAGTAGTCAGGATGAATCTGGCGTATCTGGATGAAGCGACAGCCATTTTGAATCAGGATATAATGCAGCAATCCGACATAAGTGCTGAAGTTTTATTTATATGGAATCCGGCATCTAGCATCTTGAATAACAAAAATAGTTTTATGGGCAGACTACGCAGTTTGAACGCTGTAGAAAATCCATACAATACTATCTATCAAACGTCTTATGAAATAAAGGAGCTTCTGTAATGGCATCAGTAACTTTTCCCACCGGGCTAGGCGGCGACGGCTCAACCGTTACGGACGATGACAACCCCACTACAGGTCTTAGGGAAGGTGGGTGGCGCACTCGCTTTGTGCCTTGCCTATCGAACACTGTTGCGATTGCCGACCAGATAACATCACGGACTATCTTTGGATCTGATACAAGCGCCACATCCACCCTCGTAGTCGCCGGAACCAAGACCTTTACGACAGCGGGGCTTCTGGTATGGGCGCCGGGAATGTTCGTCACCATAGCGCGTACCTCGGCTGCTGTGGCAACCAATATGTATGGACAGGTCACGGCGTACAACCCAACAACGAAACAACTCACAGTCAATGTGACAAGCATTGTCGGCAGCGGCACATATACCGACTGGACGATAGCCATAGCGCCTCCCGGCCTTGCGGCTTTCTCTTTCACAGGCGCAACTACTATAGCGGTTAGTTCGGCTTCTGACGCGCTCAGAGTCACTCAGTCGGGCGCGGGGAACGCTTTGGTGGTTGAGGACAGCGCGAATCCTGATGCTACGCCTTTTGTAATTGACACCGATGGTAATGTAGGAATAGGTGCAGTACCATTATACAAGTTATACGTTAAAAATGGGTATACGGTTATAGGGGCGCACAACACTACGACAATACCAGATTCCAATACCAGTGGCGGTGTGGGTGTTTATTGGAATAGATCTTCTGGATCTGCCGAGACTAATCTTGTAAACCTGTATGATAACGCGGGAGTCTCGTTTGAATTTGCTCAAAAAACGGGAGCCGCTACGCAGAATTTACTTTTGCGAATGTCGTCATCAGACTTTCAAGTATACACTAATAACACAGAACGGATGCGGATTCGTAGCGATGGCAACATCGGGATAGGTTTTGGTGGATCTGGATCGGCTAACATATATTTAGCTAAAAGCATAACAGGTGCTACGACAGCATACGGTTTCTTGTTCACAGGGCAAATTCAAACAGATGTTACCGCAGGTGCTAACTACATATTTACTCAAGCAAACGTAGCATCGGGGTTTGCATCAGCACTTCCTAATATCCGACATTTCTACGCCACACAAGGCACTTTGTCGAGCGCCGTAACCAGTCAATTTGGCTTTACTGCTGATTCTTCTTTGGTAACTGCCGCCAATAATTACGGTTTCTATTCGTCAATTCCATATTCAGGCACTACCTTAAATTACAATTTCTACGCTGCAGGAAACGCACCTAACTTTTTCAATGGCGCTATCGGGATAGGAACCGTACCAACGCCCGGAACGCATGGCCTGTTTTCTGTTATAAGTTTGTCAAGTGCTACTTGCCAGAACATTACGAGTCAGCCTACTTTCCAGAATACAGTTACCGATGGAAGGTGTTTTACATCATTCCCTATCGTGCCAACTGGAACGGCTTTAACAAATCTTTACCATTACAGGGCCAATCAACAAACGCTAGTAGGAACCGTAGCGAATGTCTACGGATTCAATGTCGAGGCAACTGTGATTGGTGGATCAACCGCCACCTATGGGTTCCATGCCAACATACCCGCTGCTGCTAGTAGGTTCAATTTCTACGCTGCAAGTACCGCTAACAACTACTTTGCTGGCCCTACTGGTGTTGGTATAACTCCTTCAGGTCTACAGTTTCAAGTACAAGCTGCAAGCAATACTACCGTAGCGGCTTTTGGCAATGCTGGCGGTACTAGCGCATTCGTCATGCTTAGAAATTCTGTAGCTACAGCCAATGAAATTAGACTTGGTGCAGAAAGTGGGGATTTCACTTTTTATACCGCTACTGTTGAAAGATTGCGTATATCAAGTGCAGGTGCAGCGACTTTTACTGGCGCTATCAAGGGCAATACTACCATAGCTGGCGGCTATACTGCCCATGCAGCCGGTACTACCGCTATGGCTCTGGGATCTAACAATGTGGTCAAGGTAACGCCCAATGCAACTGCCACCTACACAACTTCAGTGGCCCCCGCAGGTGCAGAGTCGTCTGTTATTATTGTGACAAGTGGCACTACGTCCTACACCATCACTTTTGGCACAGGGTTCTTATCGGCTGGTACTTTGGCTACTGGTGCTGTAACCGCAAAAACATTCGTCCTAAATTTCGTTTCGGATGGTACAACCATGATCGAAACCTCACGCACTGCCGCACTATAATTCAGAAGGAGTTTTCAAGATGGCATCAGTTACTTTTCCAGTTGAATTGGGCGGCGACGGATCTACCGTCACGGATGATGCAAGCCCCACTACCGGACTGAGGAATGGTGGGTGGCGCACCCGTTTTGTGCCTTGCCTTACGAACACAGTAGCTATCGCCAATGAGGTAGCAACACGGACTATCTTTGGCTCTGATACAAGCGTCACTTCCAACTCCATAGGCGTCGGTAGCAAGGTTTTTGCTACCGCTGGGCTACTGAGGTGGGCTGCTGGAATGTATGTCACTGTGGCCCGCACATCGGCTCCTACAGCCAGCAATATGTACGGTCAAGTCACGGCTTACAATGCTTTTACTTCACAGGTAACGATCAACATAACCAATGTGGTCGGCAGTGGCACGTTTACCGACTGGACGATAGCCATTGCACCTCCCGGCCTTGCAGCGTTCTCTTTCACGGGCGCGACTACCATTGCGGTCAATTCAACTTCAGATGCTCTGCGAGTCACGCAAACTGGCACAGGCAATGCGTTGGTAGTTGAGGACAGTGCGAATCCTGATGGTTTTCCTTTTGTTATTGATGCCAGCGGTAATGTCAATATTGGTGTAGTAGCAAGTTACACCAATGCAAAATTAAACGTTGTGTCAGTCGGCTCAGAAGGGCCGGTAATGTTAACAAGAGCAAGTGCGGATGTAGTTGGTGCTGAATTATATTTAAGAAAAATTAGACAGTCAAATCCTTATGTTAATACTATAGTTCAATCTGGAGATGGGTTGGGTTCTGTAGTATTTTTAGGAAATGACGGCGCAAATCAAATACGGGCAGCGCAAATTTCTTCATTTGTAGATGGCACCCCCGGCACCAATGACATGCCCGGAAGGTTGGTGTTCAGCACAACGGCTGATGGGGCGTCTATCCCGACTGAAAGAATGCGGATTGATAACGCAGGTAGGATAGGTATAGCTAGAACACCGGCAGATAACGGAACTTTACTTGTATCAGGTTCCCCGGTTAACAACTTCAGCTATAACGTACAGAGTACACCTACGTACGGCAACACCGTCATGGCTGAAGGTGTAGGATACATAGCTACTGTAAACACCGCAGCAGCAGCATTTACGCTTAACGCGGTTCAAAACTTCCGTGTGGCACAAGGCACAAAAGGTGCTGGGTCTATCATAACGAATCTTTTCGGGTTTCATTGCGATAACTTAACAAATGGTGGAAGTAACTTTGGCTTCTATTCTACAGTTGCAGCCGCCGCTGGTAGATATAATTTTTACGCTGCTGGCACTGCTGCTAACTTTTTTCAAGGTACAGTGGCTACCGGCACTTCTTTGAGCGTCGGAACAAGCACCCAAAACTGGGTGCATACCGTTTATGAAAACGGTAATGCTTTTACGCAATACATAAATTCGGTATCCGGTACTGCTAATACTGATGGTTTGTTAGTTGGTCTAACCAGTTCAGATGCTGTCGTTAGGAATAGAGAAAGCGGAAATGTGTTTTTATACACCGCCGATACCATACGGTTCACTGTTACTAGCACTGGCAATCTACACGGTACTTCTGGTACAACTGCTATGACCGATGGGTTCTTTTACATACCCTCCGCTGCTGGCGCTCCGTCTGGTGTACCCACTGCCATCACGGGTCGAGTGCCAATGTACTATGACACGACTAACAACAACTTTTACATCTATAATGGGGCTTGGAAGAAAGTTCTGTTGGCTTAATCATCTTAGAGGAAAAACAAATGGCAATATCAATCGAATGGGACATAACGCACGTTTCAGTAGTAGACGTAGATAACCTTAAAAACGTGGCAGTTCAAGTATGCTTCGACGTTAAAGGTTCGGATGGCAAGTTGCAAGGCTTCACGCAAAGCGACGTAATGCTCGGTGAAACCGATCCTGCCAAGTTCACCGCTATCGAGAAAGTGACTAAAGAGCAGATGGTAGCTTGGACAAAGGCCGCTTTAGGTGGTAGAGTTAAAGAGTTCGAGGACAGAGTTATCGAACAGATCGAAAGACAGCGAATCCCGCAACCTAGACCTTTTATACCGACATGGGCAAAGAAAAATGAGCAATGATATTCAGCTATACCTAACCGCAGAAGAAGTAAACGGCATTTTGAATATGTTGGCTGAAATGCCAACAAAAACTAATGCTTGGCCTGTAATGCAAAAGATTCAGCAGCAGGTCAAGGATCAGACTTATAAACCTGAAGCCGAGTAGGATCTAAGCCAGCAGCGACGGTAGCATCAAGTCTCCGTCGCTGTTCTGGGCTATATTTGGGCAACGGCATCCACGCCACAAAGCCACCTTCCTCATACCAGTCCCCTATAATCGCCCCGCCGTTCAAAGTCCTAAGTAGCAACTTCGTTGCCTTGGGTGGAAGTTCATCTATCACAAGTCGCCATTGCGGGTCGCGTTCAGCCAAATACCTCACTTCAGCGCCTCCATAAGTGCTTCTAGAATCGTTTTCTTGTTGTCCACTCGTTCCATAACCACCTTGTCTATCGTGCCTTTGGCAAGGATATAGTAAATGAACACTGGCCTGTTGAGTCCAGCCTGTGCCTGTCGCACTGGCCCGATGCGCTCGATAACCTGCAACCGTTCTTCCAGATTCCAGTCAATCCCGTAAAAGCACAGGATGTTGCTCCCGTACTGTAGGTTCAGGCCATGTCCTGCACTTTTTGGATGCACGAACATGATTGGGATCTTGCCAGCGTTCCAATCGTCAATCGTCTTTGGGTCTTTGCCAATAGCCTTACCTTTTGGGAATCGCTTGAGCAGCCTTTCAAGATCCGCTTTGAAATTATAAGCGACCAGTACAGGCATACCATTGGCTTCCTCAATCACAGATTCAAGCGCGTCTAGCTTTGCATCATGCAAGACCTCATAACCTTCTTCCGTGTAAATAAAACCAGATGCAATTTGTAAGCATTTCTGAGTCTTACTTGCCGCGTTTACAGCCTCAATTTCTTCACCTGAAGTCAGTTCAAGAAACATCTTTTCTTGCATATCAAGGTAGACATTCATTGCGGCTTTAGGCAGATTGACTTCAATGACTCCGACAATTGGCTTTGCAATGTCGAAATGGTCAGCCACATCTAGCGCGTAAACCACATCCTTGATGCGGCTTTCGATTTCATCTTGTGACCAAGCATAAGGCTCTAGGCGCGTAGCAAACTCGCTGTCACCTACCCTTACGCTTCGGAACCATCTTTCTGTAAAGGCTGTGTATGAGTCTCCCAGACGCTTTCCTCTGTCAACAAACCACAACTGGCCCCAGAGATCCTGCAGTCCATTGGGCGCAATAGTCCCAGTCAGGCCGATGAACCGAGAAGAACGGTGAGCATACACGCCAAGTGCTTTGGCTCTTACGCTACCTTGCCGCGTCCTGAAGCCTTTTAGCTTTGTGCTTTCGTCTGAGATTATGATCTTAAAAGGCCAGCGTTTGTTCAGCGTCTTTCTAAGCCAAGGCAGATTTTCATAGTTCGTAACGTATATGTCGGCGTTCGACTCCAAAGCCTTCTTTCTTGCATCTGGTTTCCCAGTGATGACCGATATTCTCAAGTGCTTTAAGTGAGGCCACTTTATCACCTCACCGGGCCATGTCGATTCGGCTACCCGCAAAGGGGCCAATACCAAAGCTGGAAATATGTCCTCGCTTAAGGCCAGATTGTCAAGTGTCGTCAAAGTAGTGAGTGATTTGCCCATGCCCATTGGCATACATAAAATTGAGCGTTTTGTCTTTGACAAAAAATCAGCAGCGTCTTTTTGATACGGTCTTAGCATATTATTTTATCGACTAATTCTTTGCTATCTATAACTTCTACATGGACACCTGCATCGCGCAAACGCTTTATCTCACGTTCCTGATGCGGCTCCGGCACTTTGCCGGGTGCTTTGAGTTCGATCAGCATGACAGGTTTATCGGGCAGTTTGACGAACCGATCTGGCGCACCTCGTCGGCCAATCCATTTGAGTTTTCTGACAAGGCCACCCAAGGCCGAGACTCTCTCGACAAGGTATTTTTCGATCTCAGATTCGCGCATCAATCCTTCCTATATCGGTATGTCTCGAAGCCAGCAGCAGCGAGTGGCAACCCTTCGACCCATTCATGAGTGGTGGACATGATCTCAGCCAGAGTCTCAGAATTGTAGTCATCGGTATCTGGGGTTTCCGATATGACTTCATCGTGGACGGTCAAACAAATGTCGTAACCGGCTTTTTCTATATGCGGCATACTGTAAGCTAGAACATCACGCGCTACGGCTTGCGTGATATTTTCAACGATCTTGCCGCCGTAGGTATCCTGTCTACGCCACTTCTTCGTGAACTGGTCTACTCCAAAATAGGTTATCTTGCCTTCTTCATCGACTTTGATAGTTGGGTAGCACAAATACCTGCCACTCGGTAGTCGAACGCGAAGCCATGAACCTTCGTTGGATATGGCTATCGTCGGGCCTTGACGCTTGCTGATAACCTTCACACCCAGTTTGGTTTCCTCGCCTGTCTCGTCCACCCAGCAGGGGCTTACCCAGACCTGTTGCCCACTTTGGATGCGCCTGAAGTGTCCTCGCCTATAATGCCCGACGCGCCCATTAAACTCGCGGCGTACTTTGGCGGCTGCAATCTGTTCAACCAGATCGTAGTCGCCACCTACGCAAATGACATGACTGGGACAGCTTACAGCGGCCTGAATCGCCTTTTCTACGTCCCTCCAGTATGACGAAACGGCTGGGTGGGCTTGGCGCCATGCGGCCTTGAAAACATCGCAGACGATCCATGCCGTTTCGGACAGGTCGAAGGTACTCATTCCCTTTTCTTTCGCCCATTGGTACATCCCCTTAGATGAATCCCAAGCCTCTTTCGATATTGCGGATAGAGCCGACTCTGCCATCTTCTCAAGGTCGATACCATAAGCAGCAGCAAAGGTTACAAACGCGCCTACTGAACCCTGATAGCCCAAAGCTAACTCCATCACCTTGCCGACCTGCCTCTGGTCTTTGGATACGTCTTTTGCTTCTATACCAAAAGATTTAGCATAGGCCAGCTTGTAAAGATCATGACCGCACCGCTCCCAAGGGTCGTCATGCTTGCCTGTCGGAATGAGGTCGCCGTTGGCGTCCAGCTTCAGCGTGTCGTACAGCTTGAAAGCGTCAATCTTCCACGTTTCACCCGCCAGCCATGCCAAGACACGACCTTCGATGTTGCTGAGATCCGCTATTACCAACTTCCGGCCCTCTGGGGCCACGATGCAACCACGTACGGCGCTTGACAAGAGTTCCATGACGTTATCCGAAACCAGATCCTCTATTCCGGCTTTAATCGCCGCAATGCCGGTATCTATTGCGGCGTTTTTCAGAGTCGGTCTGCCAAGGTTCTGTGGCTGGAATGTGCGTCCTGCCCAACGGCCTGTCCGACTGGCCCCGCAGAATTGCAAAGTGCCTTTCAGCCGGTCGTCATGTGTCACGGCCCGAATTAAAGTGTCGTATTTGGCGGTACTGGTACTGGCAGATTGCATCCTGATCGTTAGAAGTTCGCGGGCTTCTTGGGGCAGGTCGCCAAAGGCCAGATAATCGCGCACAGTGGCCTTTTGCAAGTCAGGCAGGTTCACACCACAGTCGCGCAAATAGTCGAGCGTAGCATCGCGCTGAGTGGCTGATGACACCATGCCAAGTGTCATTATTCGAGTCTGGTAGGACAATCGCTGTTGCTCCTGATCCGTAGCCCGGACAGCCGCCTTCGCCAGCGCAACGTCGATTGCGACACCCCGGTCGTTGATCTTCTGGTCGAGCCGCCAGAGATCCACCTCGGCTTGGGTAGAATTCCATTTCGGCATCCGTTTATAGCACTCGCGCATAGCCAAAATGTCAGATCCCGCATAAGAGACAAACCGCGCCCAATCGTCGGGATGCGACTCGCGGGTTGCTCGACGCAATTTGCGGTTCTTCCCAAGCGGCTTGCAGAATTGCAGAATCAACCGGCGACCTTCCTTATCTTTTGCCAAGTCCGTTGGGATCTTCAGCACATCGCAGAGTGAGCCAAGCGATGCAGGTAAAGAGTGTGCCAGCGCCATCACCATCGTGTCGCGCCAGCGTTCGATTCTGGGACAAAGATCAGGGTAGACTGCCCTAAGTACGGTGCGGTCAAAATTGCTGTTGTGGGCTATCACAGTGCGCTCCGAATCGCGCAATGCTTCCACCAAAGGGGTCGGCATTGTGGGATCTAAAGTTGCATCCCACACTGCGACTGGGCCATCATCCAGAGCGTAGGCCGCTATCATAATCTCGACCTTCTGGGCGTATGCGTAGACGCCATCTTTGATAGGCGTCTCGCAGTACGTTTCAAAATCCAACCATAGAATCTTGTCTACCATGTCCCCTCTAGCGATGATGAACTTTGGTACTCCGTTACCCGAGTCTCAAAGAAGTTCTTTTCTTTCTTGATACTCGCCTGTTCATCGAGCCAAGGTAGTGCTTCTTTAGCACCAAAAACAGGGTCGTATCCTAGCCGTTTCAATCGCTTATCTGCTAAGAACTTAGCATGAGCGATATGGAGTTCAGCATTATACCCTACAATGCTTTTTATACAATGGTTAGCCCAAATTTCAATTTTCTTCATAGATGCTTTGAAAAGGTCATGAACTTCGCTTTGATCGGGTCTGGAATTTTGCTCTAACATTATTGATTTAATAAGTTTAGTACCAAAACCAATGTGCATTGTCTCATCACGATGAATGTACTGAATCTGTTCACCAGTACCCGTCATCAGGCCGCGTCTTTGTAACGAATAGATCGCGGCAAAGGCTGTTGGAAAGAATACGCCCTCGAAAATCGAATAGTAAAAAATAAGCGGCAATAGTATGTCTTGAGGATCATTTTGCATTTTCGACCAAGAAAACCATTGCGATATTTCAGGCGTTCTTTGATAGAGACTATACACTTCCGTCTGTGGTAGCCCAAGTGTCTCGATAACGTGCTGGTACGAAGCACTGTGAATACCTTCCTCTGCAATCTGTCTTGCGATATAAAGTTTAATCTCAGCGGCTTTGATGATTCCATAAACTCGCTCTGTCAGATTTCCTTGAATAGCTAGGTCGGCTGTCGTCAGGGTGGCAAAGACATGGTAGAACATCCACCTCTCATCTGCGGTCAGTTCCCGTTCATAGCAAGCCTTATCGCGGCCCATGCTGACCTCCTGCGGTGTCCAGTGATTAGCTAGACTGTGCTGGGCCATTGTCCACGCCCACTCGAACTCGAACGGGGCCAGATTGTAGGTTTCTTCGCCAAATAGAATGTGTTTTTTCATAGCTATTCCTCAATTTCTATTTCGTGAAAACTTTTGGCAGAAATGGTTGAACATATACATTCTCTCATCGTTTTGTAACATTTTGAATGACTACCATCATCATACCTAGCTACATACATTGTTTTTCTAGTTGTAGCCATGAAAAGGTCTAAATGGTGATAATCTTCATCTGTGTATTTACCATTCTCAAACCACGCTGTTATTGAACCTTTATAAACCCCAAATAGAGGTGGCCTAATTTTGCTATCTATATTGAATAATATAAGCTGCGTTACTTCTTCTCCGTCGCGTGTTACTACTTTAGCGCCTCCTAATGCCGCTTCCAGATCAAATGTCTTTTTCATTTCAAGATCCTCCTGTACTCCAAGCATTGTGTCTCAATGCCTATGGTTCCGGCTTTGGTACATTCCCAATCCACCTCAGACAAGTGCTTGCGATTGGGCAGGGTCGATATGCTGTAGGCCAGATAACCTGCGACTAAAATGACACCGATAAGAAATTTGTTTCTCACAATCAACCCCATGACCATTCTCCAAAAAAAGATAAGATAAAACATATAACCATTACCAATAAAATTAAATCTACGAATCTGCTTTTTGAATACATGATTGTAACACATCTGTTTGTATTTTATTTAACGCTTCAGCAAGTCTATTATGCAAATAGCTTGGGAATGGACGGTCTGTAGCGAACCCCCACGATTCTAATGCTGATAGCAACATCAACAATTCTAGTTTGTCTTGTCTTGTCATTGTTCATCTCCTATCTTGTGATGTTTTTCTGCAAAACGGACGCCAAGAATAAAAAGCCCGCATCCGCTGATGCGGTGATCGTCCTCTATTGCTTTTATGTAAACCCTCCACATATCATCATCAGTCAACGGCTTTCTTGTTGGCTTGGATATTGTGTATAGGGGTATATCCACGTTTTCATTAACTGACGCCCACATAGACATTGGGTTATTTCTGTATCTGGGGTTTTTCAAGTAGTTGAGTTGCGCTTCGTTTGTGTAAGCCACAGGCTCCGCTTCTGGCTCGGCGTCGAGGTAATCGTAGATTGCTTTGATTATTGGTGGGCTACGCCAAGGCTGCATACCGCAAAACTCGGCGCATATTGTTTCGTCTTGGTCAATCAACTCAGCAAGCGCCCGCCTCAGCAGTTCGGTTGCGTTACTCATTCTCTTCCCCTCAATAATTCCCCGCGTTGCTTTGACCTAATCAGCGTTATGTACAAAACGTCAGCAAGACACTCCACGTTATCCACAAGTTCTGCTGATACGCTTGTGTCGTCTTGTGTGTGGTACGTTTTGGTCATAGGGTTGTAACGAATCAATTGATTATTTGTTTGTTTTTGTTTACTCATTCTTCTTCCTCCCATTCGATACGGACACAGGCTATTCGCTTTGTAGAATTTTCATCGTTTCTTATATCAGCTTCTTTTCTTGAATTCCAAACACTGTTGTATGAGTAACCGTATCCGTAGACATTCACCCACCCCTCCCTTTTTACAATCTTGGGTTTAATGCGATATCGACAATCTTCATAATACGGGGGTACAAGCGGTGGCAACGGATACCAGCCGCCTTCTTCTAGATATTCTATTTCTTCACCCGCCGCCCACGCGACGATATAATCATACTGTTTGTGCTTAGTTCCCATTTTCTTCCTCCATTGCGTTCAGTGCAGCGTCGATGCGATTTTCATAATCTTCCCAATCCTTATCATTTTCTTCGGTGTCGCTCCACTCTTTTAGTAGGCTAATTATTTCATCCACTAAGTCTGCTCGAATGTACGGCACATCGTCGTTGTCCACACCGCTTATAATCATCTTATGGTATTCAAAGTTATACCAAATCTTATTTGGTGCTTTGTTCACATCAATTCCTCCGGTACGTCTACCTCGTTACCCAGCTTGCTTGCCACATAGCAGCGCATGGCTGCGATCAGGGGCGTGGGGCCGGTTTGCTGGCATCCTGTTGTTTTAGCCCAGCAGATCATCGTCCCGCTCTCACGACAAAGTCGTGCGTAGTACCGCCCATGTGCTTTGGATTTTTCGTTGTGATACTTGCGAAAGGATATGTCCTCCCGCTCAATGATCGGCCCACCTTGCTCCCGTTTGGTGGAAGGGCTATAGAACCCATGTTGTACGCCATGTACGGCTATTTTCCCAAGCATTAGGCCCTCACACTTTGCCACTGCCCAATCAAGGGCTGCTTCGGTCAGTTCACTTGTTTTGATTTTCATTTCATCTCCCTCCCAATTTGAGCAGCGGCTTTGACGATGGCTCGACAAGTTGCGGCGTGGGGGTTTATGTCTAGCAATTCTTCAAATGGATACCAGCAATCATCGCTGTTGTCCCAATACTTACCGGCATGAACAACTGGGCGTTCGTGCTTCATATAGGGGGGAAAAGATATGTTTATCCCCAGATTAACCGCAAGGCGCAAAGCATCGCCAGTATCTATATTTAGGGGGTTCCAGTCCCATTTATCCGCTGTACAACCCTCGTAGTCATCAAAAATGTGTTGCCATCCGTAATCAATCTCTGCAGCTTTCGCCGCCAGTTCTAATAATTGCCTGTCGTTCATTTCTACCTACCTCATTATAGTGCCAGCACTAACGCGGCTGGCTTACGATTTACCCGCTTAGTGGTTCCAATACTCCCAATTAAAAAAATTGGATTAAGCGGGGTCAATTCTTTTCATCTTGATCTCGCCAACTGCAACGGCGAAATCAAACAGTGTGTCGCTTACCATCTTGCGAAATGAAAAATGCTCTACCGTACTGGGGGTGGAACTGCGATCCTCATCCCAGAGTTGCTTTGCCGTTTTTACTCGCTCTGCGCTGTATTTTCTGACGCAGACGGAAAACTCATTTGCCGTAACGTAAAACGCATCATTTACGTTTTTTACAGTTGCGTAGGGGATCTTGCCCAATGCTACTTCCAGACCTACATTGTTTTTTCTCATAGATAACTCCAATCGTCGAAATCAATTTTGTTTTTAGGTTCTATCACTACTCCAATGAAGAACCTGCCTAGCATTATACCGTACCTATTTTTCTTTACAACAATTATTTTCATCTTTTTCTCTCAGTGCTTTCTTAAGATCTTTCACTTCTCTGCTCCTAGCAAGCCACGCCATCATCGCGCTTGCGTAGGACAGCTTCAGGCGCATTTCTGGTGGTAAGGTCTGCCACCATTGGTCGAAGTCGTTTAGGTCGCTCATAGCGGTTTGCCCATGAGTGCTGCCCATGCCACGGGGAATAATGGCTCAATCAGCTTGTCGATTTCCTCTGCCACCAACCTAGTTTCCTTTTGTGCATGTGGATCAAGCCTCAAGTTGCACACCCTTGCAAAGAACGCCAAGCTGCCAGACCAGATCCATGTCGTCTCACAACAAATCGGCAGTACAGCCCTTGCTTGCTCAGGGCATACACCAATGGAAATCAAATAGTCGTATAAGTTTAAGCAAGCCTCCATTTCTCGATTTACAAGGTGCTGGTTTACTACTATCAATTCTTCTGATGATCCTTGCTTTACGTTTTCCGCTGTTTTACGCCATTTGGTAGGTACGTCTAAGACAGGCGTAAAAGATACATACCGCCGAGACACTTCATTGACTACACCGCCGACTTGATGTTTAGCAAGTTGTCTAGCGACATATATCGGTATCGTCACTCTAAACTTTATGAATTGATGTGCAAACGGAGTCCAGTGTTTATGCTCTGACAAGTAATCTATTAACTTGGTATCTTTTTCAGATAATTTGTCATAAAAAAAGCCTTCGTCATCTTGCAATTCTTCCCACTCAGATTCCTTATCGAAACTAACTCTTGCCGCGTTAACTACGGCTAGATCGTGGCCCATGAAATCAAGAAGTTCTACTTTCATTTATTCACCAATGAATACTCTAATGTTCAAAAAAACCCCGGCGCGATGCCGGGGTAAGTGGTAGGTCTGACGAGAGAGAAACTATTTGACTCTCCACACGGTAACAGTACCAGTACCGTCCGTCAATACTTTGAAACGGTGTTCAGGGACTCCCTGAGCCTTGCGGTAGCTGGCGGCCGCCGCCCGAACACTGGTAGCACCTTTGCTTGGGATGGTGTCACCAGTCACAGTGAAAGCCTCACCAACGGCCAAACTTGAGAAGGGATACTTGCTCTCGCGGGGCGGTCTTTTCTGTTTAGGGATTGCCGCTACGCCGATCATCTGAATTGCCATGTTATTGCCTCATTATAAAAAGTCATCTGCATCCGAACCTTCGGATACGTCGTCGAAGTCGTCGATACTTGCGGAGCGTCCACCTCCAAAAGCATCACCGTCGCGTAGAAACTGAACCCCGCCCAAACTGGCATTGATTCTCTGACCGTACTTGTTAGCTTGCGCCCACAACTCTATCGTTGCATTGACGTAGCATCCGGCATACGGGATTCCATCGCTGGCGGCTAGTATACGCTTTTGCTGGTCAACAACAAGGGGTCGTGTTGCACTTCGTGTGTTAACGAACAGATTGCCCTCATACCCGGCATACTGGCTTTTCATGTCACCATCTTGCAGGCAGACCCTATTGTTAGCCCTCATCTGCTTCAAAACAGTCTGCGCTTTCTCACCCCACTTATCTTTTGCAAGAGTCTCAATGCCTGCCTCAATAGCGGCCACAGCAGGGTGGTCGGGAGCAAATAGAAATGCCGCACTAAATGATGGGGTGTCTCCGTCTTGTACTGCTCTTGCTTCCCACAAAACCGGAAACGCCAGACGAACATTGTTAAGTCTAATTTTCATGCTATTACCTCAAAATCATCTAAGTTTGATAAAGCCGGTCGTTTATCTGAAATGTGCGCGACCGATGGTTTGCCTTTCGGCTGATAAATATGTTCCTGCAATGCAGTCCATATATCATTCTTTTTGAATAGTTTTTCTGCCTTTGTAGGGCTTATAACCACTCGTTCATATAGCGATTCTAAATGCGGAAGTTGCGATTCGTCCTTCCATTTCCTGATTCCTTTCTTTCCTTGCACAATTTTGTACCGCGGGACTTCTTCTCCTGCAAACAACTTCTTTTCTACCCTTCCTCTAATACCTTTGCAAAAGTCCTCGATAGCTGGCACTGCGTCCATCAGGTTTGCTAACGATTCGTTGTCTATCTCACGATCAGCATTGATGTTGATCGGCTTTGTAAGGTCTACAAAATCATCTGCTATGGTTGATAAAAGATGGTCTGCCATTGGTTTACACTTCCCATTTGCCGGACAATACTGACAGGCTTTTTTGCTAGGTCTGAAATCATCATCTTCCAGCTTAACGCCGTAGGGCTTTATCAGTGCTGCCCTAAGTTGGACGTACTCGCCAAAGGCCGTTAGTTGAGCGACTGAAACTTCCCATGTGTCGATGAAGTCAATGCGCGGCATGATGATGTGAAGCCGAACGGTGTCTATGCCACCCAAGACCGAACCGTATAACTCCATAGCGCCAAGCGCGTAGAGCATTAACTGTTCGTTGTCAGCCGCGTAGACCTTGTTCTGGCCCGACTTCAGGTCGCATACGTCCATCGAGGTTGGGTGGATGCAAATAGCGTCTCCTGTGCCTTTTGCGCCGTCCTCTAGGGTTATATGCCCTATGGGTAGCTTCTGTTCGTAAAGCTGGATTCCACCAAGCGACACGACGTATTCAACATAGGACTGGGCTATGTCTGCCATTTCCTGATCGACAATGAAATCGAATCCGTCATGGCTAAACTTGCGTCCTATGTATTCATCGGCAGACTGGTCAGATTGCAAACAGATCTCAGCAATATGATGAATTACGCTTCCGTTCGCAGCGTACTCATTCGGTGGGCTTTCCAGCCCTTCCGACATTGGGATAGATGCAAGGCAATTTATCCATCTATACGCAGAGGATGGCGCTCTTTTGGCGTGTGCCATTAGAGTGCTTCCAGTATGGCTTTGTAATTACATTTTTCGGCTTCGCTTAACTTTTTTATGCCAAACATCCCAAGTCTCTCTAATGCAGCATCCCTGCCATTTGCATTGGCGTATTCGGTCAATGCTCTTGCAACTTGGTCGTAGGTAACGTCCTCCTGAGCCGGTTGAACCGGCTCTGGAGCAACGGCGGGGTCTGGACGCTGGATAGTGCCATGTTTCACTGGGGCGTCGTCCTCGCTGCCGCTGTTTTGTGCCACCTGCGGCTGGGCTTCAAACTTGTTTGTCAGATCGTAGATCGCGCTCGTTAACTCGCGCAAAGCTAATGTGTTTTGCTCAATTAGTTTCTCTATGCTCATCGCCGTCTCCTAATGATATAAATGTAGTGCCTTAGCATAAAACTGCGGTTTTTCGCCTTCTGGGGCGCGATTGCCGTTTTCAAACACGCCAACGATGAAGTGGTCATGCAAGCGTAAAGCAGCAGCAGGATGCACGACTATGACGCCATTGAGTTCTCCTGCAAACTCATCTATATCCCATGCAATACGTTCAATATCATCTGGTGAAACACTAAATGCGTCAAAGTCTCCAACATGAATAAGGTTTATACCTTGAATCCTAGCCAGATCAATTTGCTCTTGCGTCGGTGTATGGCGGCTTATAAATGCAAAATTCTTCATGGTTTCTCTCGTTTGTTGTTGGTCTCGGAGCAGCATCATACAGCAGTGAATCATGCTGTCAATACAGGAACGCATATTTTTTATTCGCTGGTGTATCATGCTATGCTCCACACCCTTCAAAACATGGAGACATAAATGAGAACACCCACTGAAATAGTTGAGGGCTTGATTGCTCTCGGCTGGACACAACGGCAGATTGCGGAGGCCAGCGGTACGTCGCAACCAACAATACACCGGATATTGCATGGGGCAAGCGTGACGCACAAATACCAACTCGTTGATGCACTTAGGAAACTAGAACACGAACTGATTGACTTGGGAGGTTGAGATGGACATTCCAGAGTTGCTGAAAGCGATACCGCAATGGGGGCCGTGGTCTTTGAAAAAGCGCGGTGAAAGGCTGGATAAAGTCCCCGTTTTCTCTACCAATAGACCTGAGCAATGGCTTCCTTTCGACGAAGCACTGGCAATGCTCAAGCCGGGTCAACAGATGGGTCTGTGTGTCACTGGGCTGACAGATCTAATTGCCCTAGACCTTGATAAGTGTCTCGATGAAAAGGGCCGTCCTGCGCCTTGGGCTGCGTCAATCATCACGCAAATGGGCAGTTACACTGAAGTCTCGCCTTCCGGCAGGGGTATTCGGATCTTTGTTCAGGGGAGGTTCGATTCTGACTGGCAAGTAAAGGATGGCGACGTAGCGATGGAAGTCTATAGCGGTCATGCTGGGCGCTATTTGACCGTGACGGGTGACATTTGGCCAGGTGCGCCTATGGCTGTCCTACTTCCACCTGACGGGGTACTCAAAGCATTTGAGCAGACCTACCGGCCAGAGCAGGGCGCAAAGTCGAAGGGCATTGCGTTGGTGGATATACCTGAGTTGCTAAGGGAAGTCCCAATTCCCGATGGCATAGGCCCGGAGGCTGATAGATTCTTGAAAACCGGCGAGTGTACGGGCGACCGTTCGCAAGCTGTCCATTGGGCGGCCCGCTGTTTGAGGGAGGTTGGTTGCACAGAGCAGGAGGTCATTTCGATCCTCGTCGAGAACCCATTTTCGCTTGAGATTGCTCTTGATCATCGGCGGCAGGACTTCGACAAGGCCGTTTTGTACCTTTGGAAACACCACGTTCTAGCGACAGCCGACAAAGCGCGGGGCATAACCACCCTAGCCGACTTCGATGTGGAGGCAGAACCCACTGCGCCCCTGCCCCGATTTCAGCGTGACAAGGCTGGGATGATCGACGCGACGGTTGATAATGTGGTCACGGCTGTCCGGTCAATTCCCATGATCGGCATGGATATTCGCCATGATGATTTTCGCGATGAAATTGTGTTGCAAACCGGCGACGGGCAGTGGCGACCCTTTCAAGATCCCGATTACACCCGGTTAAGAATCATCCTCGAACGGCAGCAGTTCAAAAGCGTAGGCCGCGAACTCATACGCGATGCGGTGGCACTGGTCGCCGTCGAAAATAGGTTCGACACAGCTATTCACTGGTTGCGGTCATTGGCTCCGTGGGACGGTGTGCCGCGCATATCGACCTTTTACAGCCGGTACTTTGGCACTGACGATACCCCATACAGCCGGGCTGTAGCGGAATACACATGGAGTGCGCTGGCGGCTCGTGTACTTGTGCCGGGTATCAAGGCTGACATGGTTCCGGTATGGATTGGTGAGCAGGGTGTCCGTAAGACTACGGCTATATCCTGCATGGTTCCATCACCGGATCTCGCTACGGAAATCGACATTGACGAAAGGCGTGAAGAAGATAACGCCAGAAAGATACGCGGTGTTCTTATAGCTGAACTAGCGGAATTGAAAGGTCTGAAAACACGCGATTCGGAATACGTTAAGGCTTTCATCACAAGGACGCATGAACGCTGGATTCAGAAGTACCGAGAGTTTGCAACTACATTTGCAAGACGACTTATTTATATCGGAACTACCAATGAACCTGAGTTCCTTGCTGATGAAACCGGCAATCGCAGATGGCTACCACTTATGGTCAATGGTGTCGATACCGACGGCATTATTAGCGATAGGGGTCAGCTATGGGCGGAGGCCGTAGTCTATTTTGAAAAGCATGGAATCGCATTTAAGAACGCTGAAATTTTGGCTAAAGATGTGCATAGCGCACACATGCTAAGTGATTCATGGGCAGAAGATATTCAAATTTGGCTATCGACTCCGCATGATCTGACCGGTGAGATTCCGGGCGATAGCGATTTTATTGCTGCTACAGATATAGCAAAGTACGCACTCAAAATTGAGGTTTCAAGGAAAGATGCTAGGGCTAATGCGCGTATTATTAGGGCTATGCGGGATTGCGGCTGGGCATCCACCCGCCGCCGGGTAGACGGGAACTACCCACGCGGCTTTACAAAAGTTTGACGAATTTACATGGTTCACATGGTTCACCCTTCGTTTTTGAACCGTGTGAACCATGATTGAACCATGTGAAAAAAATAACATGGTTCAAAAAATTTCTTTTAATTTCATCCTCTTATCTACTATTGAACCATGAACCATGTTATTTTAGTAAAAGAGTATAGAGAGAGAGAAAGGGGAGGTAGAGAGGGGGTAGAATAGGCTCAGGGGATAACAATAGGCTTTTTTCATGGTTCACATGGTTCAAACGCTGTAGACTTTTGATTTTGAAAAGGAAATAGCGCACCATGTATTTTTTTTAATCACGGTCAACACGGTTCTAAATCGGGTCTTGGAGGAAAAATGGGCGATTGGTCAAAAAATCAGGCGGATTTTATGCAGGCGGGAGGTCAAGCCCTTGGGGAGGTGGATTTGAACCAAGCACAACGCTATTTACAGCACATGCAGGAGGAGGTTTTAGAAACCAATATCGCTTTTGGCGAAATGGATTTCTTAAAGATGGTTGATGGTGCTATAGACACTATTGTTGTTGCGATAGGCTTTTTGCATAGCATAAACGTAGATCCTAATCTTGCATGGGATGCTGTGCATAGTGCCAACATGCGTAAGGTCATAAACGGAAAAGTTTATAGACGTCCTGATGGACAGATTGGCAAACCGCCGGGTTGGTATGGGCCGGATGACGACTTGAGGAAGTTGCTATGAGGTTTTGTTCTAAATGCAGGTTATGGAAGCCTATGAGGAGGTCGGATAAAATCTGTGTTGATTGCAAATTCGTTAAGCGTTGACGCCAACTAGAATTTAAGCTAACTTTTGCTCTGTCGGCGTGGAAACTGACAGAGGCCCATGAAATTGCCGTCCCGCCTTCTAGCAATAGAAGGTTTCCACCGGGACGGCAACTTGATGGGCTTTTTTTATGCCCGGAGGAAAGTAGGATGAACGCATTAGCACAAACAACTGAACTCACAATGTCAAGCAAAGAAATTGCTGATGTGACCAAATCTCGCCACGATAAGGTGAAACAATCAATGGAGCGTTTGCAGGAAAAAGGTGTAATCAGTTTTACCCCAATGGGGGAAAACCCCACCCAGCAGGGAGGTAGACCCGGCATTGTCTATCATGTCAACCAACGCGATAGCTACATTGTAGTGGCTCAGATTGACGCCAAATTTACAGCCGCGTTAGTAGATCGCTGGATGGAACTTGAAGGTATCACTAAGCAAAAACCGCTTTCTGTGGATGCGCCTTTCAAACTGGGCAAGACGGCTTTCGGTTTTTACAAGATGATCGGACTAGATAAGAACGCGGCTGCACTAGCTGCAAACAATGCCGTCGTTAGCATGACTGGGACTAATCTTTTGGCAGCGGGAGGTACGCTGCATTTAGAATCCGAAAGCCAAGAGCATTGGTATAATGCAACTGAACTGGGTAGCATGGTTGGCTTAACGCCCAATGCAATGAATTTGCATCTTCAAGATGCTGGATTGCAATTCAAAATTGCAGGTAAATGGACAGCTACGGAGGCTGGATCTCAATACTCTAGAATTTTCGATGTGTCAAAGAGTCATAACACCGGAATTCCAGTAACTCAGCTTAGATGGTCTAAAAACGTTTTGGAGGTTGTCCATGTCTGACTTGCACCGAAAAGGCGTTAAGGACGACTCAGGCAAGATCTTGGCGGGAGTGCTGGCTGATTTTGCGAAAGCCCTTGAGAGCGTCGCTACGGTCGGCACATACGGCGCGGCTAAGTACACGAGGGGAGGGTGGATCTCTGTCCCTGACGGGCAGCAGAGGTACACGGACGCACTATGGCGGCATCTACTGGCGTCCAGCTACGAGGAGGTTGACCCTGAAAGCGGCATACCTCACCTGCATCACGCGCTTTGGAACCTGATAGCTGTAGTCGAACTCAAGAGCAAGACAGCTTCGAGACTTTGGCAGGAGGACTGCAAGGACTGAGGGGAGGTCAAGGGGAGGTCAAGGGGAGGTCGAGATTTTCTCAGAGCAGAGGAAATATCGACCTTTTCTGATAGCCAAAAATCGCCAAAAATCGCCAAAAATCGGCAAAAATCGGCAAAAAAACATAAGGAAATGCTAATATAGATATTTCCTTATAAATCAATAACTTGTAAATAGTCAATAAAATCAATGGGTTATGCCCTCAGGCCCTCAGGCCATGCTCTCAGGCCCTCAGGCCATGCTCTCAGGCCCTCAGGCCATGCTCTCAGGCCATGCTCTCAGGCCCTCAGGCCATGCTCTCAGGCCCTCAGGCCATGCTCTCAGGCCATGCTCTCAGGCCCTCAGGCCCTCAGGCCCTCAGGCCCTCAGGCCCTCAGGCCCTCAGGCCCTGTCCTGTCCTCAGGCCCTGTCCTGTCCTCAGGCCCTCAGGCCCTCAGGCCATGCTCTCAGGCCCTCAGGCCCTCAGGCCCTCAGGCCCTCAGGCCCTCAGGCCCTGTCCTGTCCTCAGGCCCTCAGGCCCTCAGGCCCTCAGGCCCTCAGGCCCTCAGGCCCTCAGGCCCTCAGGCCCTGTCCTGTCCTCAGGCCCTCAGGCCCTCAGGCCCTCAGGCCCTCAGGCCATGCTCTCAGGCCCTCAGGCCCTCAGGCCATGCTCTCAGGCCCTCAGGCCATGCTACATTAGAATATAACTATATGCTAATACACTAAGCAAAAAAAAAACCCGGCGATATCGCCGGGTTTTTTGTAATGTGTAAAATATCTATAGCTTTAAGTATTCTTTTAGTTCAATGCAACATATACAATTGCCACACTTACAAATTCTACCTATTTCCACACGTTCTGACCGTAGGTATTCTTCTCTTGATACATACTGTTCATTGTTTTCACGAAAAACAACATTTATATTGGCCCAAGTATAATATGAATTCATTTATGCGACCTCGACAATTCAACCAAAACCCATAAGATAAAGACAACAAAAGCCACTATGCAACCAACAATATATCCTACTTGTTTCATGTTATCGCCCTAATAGTAAATCCCGAATTGTGCGTATTTCATCAGGATACGACTGTCCAGCGCAGTATTCGACATCAGGTCGAATCCATACGCGATCATAAATTGCAAAACACTCTTGGTTATATTTTATAGCATAGAATAGTCGGTTTTTTGTCTTGTTATGGCAGCGAGCGCCCAATAAACTAACAAGCGCATTTAATTCATCTTCTGTTAAATCTCGGTTTTGTGTTGCATCATTTAGAGTATATGGTTTCATGTTATATTGCCTCATAATCTGGAATAGACGGCTTGCCTGAAACCCGCATTGCCATAATCAAGCCGTGGACCTCACCGGCTGAGAATACAAGCCTGTCGCTTGTATGCCACACACTAAAGTCAGACTTCTGGAATTTGGCGCAATCACCGATCCTACTATACAATTCCGGGTTTATCTTCAAGCCCGTAGACTCTTGTACGTTTTCCATTTTCCATACCCTTTTCACGTCTGGAAAACGTCCATCCTCGCTTTTATAGGATAGCATCGAATCCCTATACCCAATGTTATCGCTTGAAATACCTAATAATTCTATCTTGTTTTTTGGCTTTAATTTAAGCGCAGAATTGACTGTTATTGCTGGGATTATAACTTCGAAGGGCTGACAATCGACCGCTATACCTGAAGCAAAAGCCAAACATGCACCATCGGAAGATTCTATTATGAAACGTGATCCATCAGTTTTTAAATGGATACCTGATAAATAATAACGTACATCCTTTTTTGCCATAAAAAGGCTAATAGACTGAAAAACTGATTTTTGAATATATAACATGGTATTTTCCCTTAAAAAGAATGAAAAACTACAGAATTATCGGTATGACCGACTAGGATAGAATGGTACTCAATATAATCTAATGCTGACTGTTTTTTATCATCGTCTAATATATCCACGGGATAATAGTTACAGAATTCATCGAATGACATTTGAGAGTAGTTGCAGCATATTCCAACGGGATCAATAATGTGATCCTCGTTCATTTCCTCAAAATAATCATATAAAATCTGCAATCCATCGTAATCAAATGAAGTCCCACTATATGTTCTGTTCATTATTTTCTGGAACTCATGAAAGTTGATTCTGGCTAGCATATAAAAGCCTCCCATTGTTCATCGGATATATCATCGCAGATCGCAAACAAATCACCTTCCTGATACAGGCGCCACGTACGGTCCTTATCGTCTACAAAATATGCAAAACTTAGGACGTGATCCCATACGTCCCAGTAATAGTGGGAATCTGGGCTTTTCAACAGAGCCCTAATATCCTCCGATTTTAGGTGCCATGCTTTGCTATCAAAACATTGCACGAAGTCGCGCGGGATATAGATCCCACGCGCGTCTGACAGTAATAACTCAATCATATATGCTCACCTCGTCTATACCAAAACTGCTCACGGTAAATTCTACCGGAATCCCTGATATTGACATGGCGCGATTAACTTCTATTGTCGGGGGATTGCCTTGCGCCATCTGTTCGTTCGCCGAATCGCACCACGCTTCAATGTTATCATCTACCATAAAAGCAAACCGTTTATGGTTTTTACTAAGGAATAAGAAAATCTCACAAAATCCAATATCGTTTACCCTGTACATTAAAAGCCACCTATCAGATCATAGAAAATGACGCCAACTATGAGAATATCAATTATGATGATTAGAATTAAATCGCGCATTTTGTCTTACCCCTTGCAAAAATAAAAGCCTTAAAAAACGTCGTAAACGTCATGAAATCAGATGGAATCTGCAATAGTGGCAGATCAAAATTAAATTCATCACGCTCGAATATATAAGCGCGATATTCCATCCTTTTTATTTTGTTGACGCGAACTACATAGTTCGCGCCCTTAAATAAGTAAACGTCTTTTTTAAGCGTTAACACGGTTTTAATCCTGAAAAAAAGATACAAAAAAAACTCGCCACTATAAAATAGTGGCGCGTTATGTTATTGCATGGCGCACGCTCTAGCGTACGCCATATTGTCGATTTTATGGATCATAGTATACGATCCACCTTCGTCAAGATATTCACAAACAAGTCTATACAATGTGGTTCCATAGCCACTATATACAGTACCGGAGCCGATGCGGTCGCAGTACATGTCAGTAAGTTCGATCAGTAATTGGTTTAACATGGCTTTAACCTATAATAAAAGATACAAAAAATTATTGATTATATAGGGGTATATCGTATTGTCCTACGACTACCCACCTTTTTTTGATTTTCTTACAGATCAAGACGCAAGCGCCTTGATCTGAAGAACCGAAGTTTACTATCCGATTAACAATACCGTTTAAGTCTCTTCTTTTTTTGAAACTTCCCTCACATAGCGAAACCCTGTTAAAAGTATCGCCAATTTGGTTAAAACCCCCAAGATAATCAACAGTGAACTTAAACATGACTTTTTTACCCTTTTTTGATTGTTGCGCCATTATGGATATAATGGCGCTATTGGAACTAGTATTTTTTTAGGTCGCCTATATACGCCACGCCATCTCTTAACGCGATAGCCGCTATCTTAGGCGGTATAATCAAACTTTCACGCCCAATGGCGTGTTCGTTCATCAAGATTTTAAAAATTGGAGTTTCAACACCATCTGTGGTTATGACATCACCTGTTAAGATTGCGTCAAACTGAAACTCAGTTCGTACCCCACGGTATACGTCAAAACCTTCAACTGTGATTTGCATTAGATTCGTCCTCTTGTTACCCAATTGATGCCGCACGCTGCGGCATCGCTTTTTGATAAAAACTCTATTTTCTCTTCCGATCGAGTACCCCAAAAGTAAATGGTCCAGTTTCTCGTTCCGACACGAACTAGTCGTGCGTGTCCATACTGCCCGGTAAACCAAAGGTCTCCGAACAATTCTTTTACTTTATAGTTTTTCATTAGAAATATCCTCTTGTCACCCATTCAATACTATACAGTATCGCTTTTTTTTTGGTTTTATATTCTATTTTTTCCTCCGCTCTAGTAGCGTCTATCTCCCAAAAGTAAACGTACCATTTTTTTTGGCTTACGCGCACTATACGCGCGTTACCGTATTTTCCACTATACCAGTCATCCCCAAAAGAGTTTTTTACAGCGTATTCTTTCATCTTTTTGCCCTTGTTTGTTTCGATGGGTTTATTCTACACGTTTTGAGATATAACACAAGTCTATAACGTGAAAAATATCACTTTTTTTTTTGATATTTTTTGATTGATTGCGACCCAGTGACCCAGTGACCCAGTGACCCAGTGACCCAGTGACCCAGTGACCCAGTGACCCAGTGACCCAGTGACCCAGTGACCCAGTGACCCAGTGAC